CGAACAATCGCGGAGCTAATCCGAACAATCGCGGAGCTAATGCGGCGTGCCCGCTCATGGGTGGCGCGTTATTCGCGCAATTACCCCCACGATAAAAATTGCACAAAACCAAAGAAAATATGCCAATGAACGAAACCCTTTTTTTATACAGCGAAATATGGTATCTGGCCACCGACCGCAGCGGCCAGATGTACATTTACGAAAAGGAAATGCCCCACCGCGACGAGGACGAGGGCATGTGGGTGTGTGGCCTGAATGGCTGGTACCAAAGCATCAGCCCCGGGCAGCTCAGTCTGCTGGGTGTTGACACTCCGCCCGGGTGGGCCGACGAGCCCATGCTGCTTGTGCTCGACACGCTGGTGAAACGAAACAACAAACTGTGAGTGCGGCAAAGCACTGCCCTTTTCCACCCTAAGAAAAGAAGAAACGAGCAGTGCCGACGAGCTCGATTTTTTTTAACGACACCGAAACGGTGCTTTACCTTGAAACAGCCGACTAAAATGAAACCAAACACCCCTAACCCAACTACGACTTACATGAACAAATGTGCCCTGGCTCAGGAACTGGCCGTTACGGAGCGGCTCACCATTACCACGGCCTACAAGGCCATCGACGGACTGCTGCGTATCATGACGCGCGAACTTGCGCGCGGTGGCGGCGTTGCGCTGTCCGAATTCGGGTTGCTTTATGCCAAGCATCAGCGCAGTCGCACGGTGATTGATGCTGCCACGGGCAAAGCCCTGCTGCAACCTCCGCGCTGCACGGCGAGTTTCCACCCCTATGCCGAACTGCATGCCGCCTTGAACCCTCAGGCAACCACACCCCCGGATTCGCCGACAAGTGGCTGCATTCCCTGCGCCCCTACTCCCGGCTAATATGCCACAGGCTTTACTTGCCACGCTGCCCTTCATGAGTACCTGTCGGGCAGCGTGGATTTATGCGTTTGTAAGAACTCACACCGCCAAACAGAAAAAAACATGAAAGACATCGTAATTTATTTACACCTCAATGGCCATCTGCGCCAATGGCTCATTCACGCACTCGGAAATCCCGTTCGGTTCCCAGCCCGAAGCTATGAGAACCTGCTAATGGTCCGCCATTTGAAACGAAAAACAGACCGAACTGAGTGCCCTACGAATCAGAGCACCGAAACTGTGGCCATCTGCTTACCCGACAATTCGATGCACCGCCCTGAGTATTACAATCACCTGACGCAGCGCGGCAGGCGGCTGTTGTCGGTATCGATTGATAATCTGTTTCGCATGCACCTGTGGAGCGACTGTTCGCCGCTGGTAGGCAGCAGCGGCGAACTGAACCGAGGCATCGATGCGTGGTGTGCCGCTAACGGAATCAGCTTGGAATACCGCGAAGCTGTTAGGCAGAAATTTTACCGCATGAGGCGCTTATACGAAACAAATGGCATAATAGTGAAAAAAAAACGCGAAAATCGCATCCATTATACCCCCCATTTTTGTACACATTTATTTTAACATGAAGAAAGTATTTTTTAACCGCATGCAGCGCGAGGTAACGGCCATTGATGCCAACACGTCGGTGGTGGTGGCCGGACGCGGAACTGGCAAGGGCGTGCTGCACGCAGCCATCAACTTACGCAATATGCAGCAGATGCCACGTTCGACCACCGCCTTTGTCAGTCCCACGGCCATCCGCGCCAAAACCAACACGCTGCCCTCCATGTTTCAGCACTGGGAGGCGTGGGGCTACAAACGTAATGTGCATTGGTGCATAGGCCGACGACCGCCTAAGGAACTTGGTTGGCCGCAGCCACTCATCGTTCCTGACGACTGGGACAACATCATCAGTTTCTACACCGGTGCCATCGGGCAGATTATCAGCCAGGACCGCGTGGGCACATCCAACTCTAAGAGCTTTGATTTTGTGGACATAGACGAAGCTAAGTTCGTGAACTTCGAAAGGCTGAAAGATGAAACATTTCCGGCTAATCGCGGACAGCAAAAAGAGTTCGGCCACCTGCACTTTCATCACGGCATGCTCATTACGAGCGACATGCCATGCACAAAGGCAGGCAGTTGGTTCCTGAACTACGAACAGGCAGCCACCACCGATACCGTAAAAACCATCGAAGCGCTGCTTGCCGAAGAATACAACCTTCGCACCCGACTTGACCAAGAACCAGAAAGTAAATATTTGCGGCAAACGCTAAACGAAGTGAGGCGCATGCTTTGTGCGCTGCGCAAGCATTGCACGCTGTATAGAACCTACTCATCACTCACGAACATTGAAGTGCTGGGCGAAGCCTGGATAAAGCAAATGAGGCGCGATTTGCCTTATATGGTGTTCAGAACAAGCATATTGTGCCTGCCGGTGAGCATCATGAAGGACGGCTTTTACTCATCGATGCGCCCTCGTCACAAGTATACCATGACCGATAACAGCCGTCTGGACGACATGGGTTACGACTTTGGGCGCATTGAAGCTGCAGCAGGAACCTGCGCTTTCGATGCTGACATTGATCGCACGCGCCCACTTTGCATCGGTATGGACTACAACAACCTGATTAACTGGATTGTGTGCGGACAAGCCGACGAGGGGAACCGGAGGCTGAATGTACTGAAATCATTCTACGTGAAGAACGGACGGAAGATCGATGCGCTTGTCGACGACTTTTGCCATTACTATGAGCCATTACCCCTGCATGAAGTAATATTTTATTACGATGCCACAGCCAAGGGTAATCACTATGCGGTACGCGATGAGGGATTTGAATGGGACGTTATTCACCAGTTTAAACTAAACGGCTGGAGGGTACGCCCGGTGTACATTGGGAAGCCTTGGAACCACATCGATAAGTATCTGCTCATTAACCGCGGCTTTTCGGGACAGGCGCGGCTTATGCCCTACTTCAACGAACCGAACAACCCCGACTTGCTCATTTCCGTGCAGACGGCCGGCATGTATAACGGCAAGAAGGATAAGCGCGGAGAAAAGCTGGCCGAAACCGATGAAGACCGACTCGAAAGTCGCACCGACGGCAGCGATGCTTTCGATACACTCTACATAGGTTGCGAGAAGTACCCACAAGCACGTGTGCTGCTCAACGTAACGAGTGGTAGCCGATGAACGTGCCCCTGCATATACCGCCTTGCAAGGGAGGCGTAATTACAAATCAGGGCGTAGGGCACTGGGGGGTAGGTTTATAGACAAGTGGAAAAAAAGGATTATGCAAAACCATGATTTTAGCTGAAAATCAGATATTTACGGAATCAGAATAAAGAAGCAGAGCGTAAAGCCGAAGAGTGAGAAGGGGGGCGTTTTGCGTCTTTTTGCTGATGCAGGTGCTTCTTTACCTTTGCCAATAGAACGAACAACGCAGGAACTATGAAAAAATATACTTTGTACGTCGATGGTTACATCGGCTACAGCATTACGAAGCAATATGTGAGGGCAAAGTTGAAGGAAAATGCCAACAATGCCGTCGAAGTACACATCAATTCGTATGGCGGCGATGTGCAGCATGCACTCGACATCCGACAGCAGTTTGTAGACCACGGAAACGTGACAGCCTACGTATTCGGCATGACAGCAAGTGCGGCTACCATTTTGGCCATGGGCGCGAAAAAAGTAAAGATGAGCAAGTATGCGCTGATGCTTATTCACCCCTGCTCGCAGTGGGTTGACACTTGGGGAAGCTTTAACAAAGAAGAACTGGCTGAAGAAATCGAAAAACTTCAGAAGCAGGCAGCCGATATGGCAAACGTGGACCATGTGATTGCATCGGTTTACGCCCTCAGAACTGGGCGTGAGGCAAAAGAAATGGCACACGTGATGGGCGAGGAACGATGGTTGACAGCTGACGAATGTTTGAAACTCGGACTGATTGACGAAATTGTGGAAGATGGTGAACAGTCTGTACTGACCGACAGCCTGTGCCAACAGTTTACCGCGTGCGGACTGCCTTTGCCGCGCATTGAGAAACAAAATGATACTGAAAATGGCCTGTTCCAAAAAGTAAAAGAACTGTTTCGCGGAGCTATAGGCCCGAAAGATACTGAAGAAGACGCGCTAGGCGAAACCCATAAACAATCAAAAACAGACAATATGAAAAGCAAAACACTTGAAGCCACCATTTTGGCTGAAATGCTGGGTATTGAAACCCTCACCACCGCTGACGACGGCACGCTGCACCTTACCGAGGAGCAGGTAAAAACACTTGAAAACAAACTTTCGGAGCAGAAAAACCAGATGGATGCCCTGACCAAACAGGTGAACGATCTGGCCGATGAAGATGGTGCAGACACAGAAAAAGTAATGCCTGATGCGACCGAAAACGATGCTGTGCGACTACCAGGTGCTGAAGCTGCTGCCTTTGCAGCCAAATTCGGACACCTTTTTTAACAATGTAAAACCAACTAAAACAAGAACTTTATGCCAATCACCACTCTGGATGCCTTGAAGAAATCGGCAACCACCTATGCGAAAGACCTTTTGATGATGCCAGCCACTGGTGCACGAGCCACGTTACAACACATGAGCCCATTCCCCGGATTGCGCGGTGATCATGTGTTCGGACAGTTGGAAGGCACGGCCGAACTCGGCCCTTACAAGAATACCCGCAAATCGCAGGGTAATTTTAAGATTACTCCACGTACGCTCAGCCCCAAACTTGGAAACTGTTCCATTGATTTCGACCCGAACGAAGTGTATGGCACCATTTACTCAAGCCTTGTGCTTCAGGGCGATGGACTTAAGAACACCGACATTGCCAAGAACATTCTGTTCTATGTGGCTGGTGTACTGGGTAAGAAACTGAACATGGCTATTTTCAGCGGCAAGCGTTCGGACAGCGGCGATACAACGGCAGAATTATTTGACGGTTTCGACACGATTACCGAAGCCGAAAAGACCGCTACGAACATCAGCGACGAGAAGGGTAACTATATAGCCTTGAAAACCATAACCGAGGCAAACGCTATTGAAGAGTTCCAAAAACTGTTCGATGCTTGCGACGATGAACTGAAGGGACAGCACTGCAAAATTTTCTGCACGCATGCCGATTACCAAGCTTACTGCCGCAATTACCAGTTGCTGCATGGTTCATTGCCCTACAATCAAGAGTTCAAAAAGACATTTTTGGAGGGTTCGGATAATTTGTTCGAGTTTGTGCCTCTGGCTTCGAAAAAGGGCAGTAAGTTCATTCACATTGCTCCGCAAACAAACATGTGCTACGGTTATGGTGCTGGGGAGATGCCGGGCGAACTGTTGTCTGTTGAGAAATACACAAGCTGGATGCTGACACTCGAAGCGGCTATGGCCTTTGGTGTGGAGTTCCGCACACTAAACCCGGAAATGCTAATGGTTGGCGAAATCGGTGCTGATGCTTAAGACAGGTAGAACAAAAGAAAAAAAAAGAAAGACTATGGCACAATTAAGCAACATTTGCAAAGAGGGCACTCCCCTTGCTTCACTGCGTTTTTGCCAGGGCACAAAGGTGCTGCCCGGCTTGTTTCAGTATGTGTACGGTGTGTTTAAGCGCGACATTGTGAAATGGCCCACGCTGCCCGAAGTGAGCGCCGACAGCACAATGGAAAAACTTGCCACCTACGTAGGCGACTTTACGCTGGCGGGCGACAAAAAGTGGGTGCGCATTGACTTGGCTACGAACAAGGGAAACGTGGAGTGCGAAACGCAGGGCGACCGCCCGAGCCGTACGTTTCTGAACAAACTTACGGCGAGCTATCCGGGTTCGTCGGCTGCTGCAGCGGGCTTTTGCCGCATGGCTATTGACGAGGACATGGTGTTCCTGGTTCGGCAGCGCGACGGGAAGTTCCGCGTGTTGGGTTCAGAGGCTTTTCCGATTGACGTGAAGCCCAAATTTTCGACGGGCGAAGGCATCAGCACTTCGGGCGGAACGGATTTCGAGATTGAAGCTACAGACATTTGTCCGGCTCCCTACTACGAGGGGGTAATTGCTACGGCTGATGATGGCGACATTGATGCTAAAACCGGACTGCCAAAACCCGTCGAAGAACCCTAATTCACGGAAGAATGGACCACGAATTGACAAAAAGAATAAATGCGTGGGTAGAAAGCCCCTTTGCTACGCGCAACGTGGAGCAGGGGGCTTTGCTCCTTTTGCAGCTCACAAGGAATCAGTGGCTGTACCGTTCGGCCTGCATGGCTCCAGGGCGGTACAATGCCATTGTCGAGAACGAGCTGCGCAAGCACTTGCGTATACGCCTGGACGGACTGACGGCAAGCAAGGTGGCCGAACAGGAACCTGTGGTAATGACGCGGACGGAGGAGAGCCTTAGGGGCAACGGCAGGGGGCTGCGCGAGGACCACGACGAGCTGCCGCCCGACATTCGCTCCCTTTACGAGCGGAACGGCACGCTTTACCAAAAAATGAAGGCCGAATATAACACGCTTTGCGGCATGGCTGCGGCTACGCCGTGCGACCGCTACGAGCACATTCAAATACTGAAGGAGCTTGACGATGAGTACCGGCAGAACTGGGAACGGTACGACACGTACAACCCTCAGACCGAAGCACCCGAGGAAGAGCCACTGCCGACCGACCCCATTGAGGTGAGCCGGCTGATCAGTGCTTACCGCAAATACTTGAGTAAGCATTTGCCCAAAGTGGCGGGCAACGAGGCGGTGTGTGCCGACGTGCTGCGCGAAATGCAAAAGCGCACGGATGTGATACTGAGGCTGGGCGGCACTTTCAAGGACGACTATGCCGAGCGTTTGCGCGGGGTGGGCATCAGCCTGTAGTTAATTGTAATCAGACTTTTTTAAAATAAAAAAACAGCATGTAAGCATGAGCAGCATTACACCCAAAATAGTGGATACGGTGAAAACGTATCTGATGGCTCCGGTGGCCGACATGGAGGCGGCCCGTGTGCCGCAGCTGGTGCAGAGAAGGGTGCTCAGGCTTCGCGAGTATTATTCGCGCTGGCTGGAGAACCCCGTTTGGACGGATTCGGACGTGGTGCACCTGCTGCGCAATGAGCACGGGGTGGGCACGTCGCAGGCTTACGAGGACGTGAAGCTGATAAAAATTTGTCTGGGCGAAATTAACCGCCACAGCCGCGACTACGACCGCTACCTGTTTAGGCAGCGCTGCGAGGAGGGGTGGCGGTGGGCACGCGCCACAGGCGACCTGAAGGCTTTCAATGCGGTGACGGCTGCTTACTCGCGCGGCTGCCAGCTGGATAAAGACGAGTTGCAGGCTCCCGACTATTCGGTGATTACGCCGCAGACGTTTGTAATCAGTGCCGACCCGGGCGATGCGGGATTCAAGCGTGTGCCGGGCATTATGGAAAAAGCACGCAAGCTTTATGCGCAATATGCACAGGAGGCTGAAGCGGCTGACGAACCCGAAAACACTGAAAGCCTATGAAAAGCTACATTACCGAACTTTATGCCTGCCCGGCCCGACTGTTGGACGAGGTGATGATTACGCCCGACGGAATGGCAGCTTTTGTGCCCGATTACGTGAGGTGGACGCGCATTGGCCTAAGCGGCATTGCGCGGATGGAGGTGACGGACTCGGCCGAAAACGGTGTGCGCCGGTTTACCACTACGCTGCAGGCTGTGGTAGACGAACGCCCTGCGCCGGTGCGCGAGCCTCAGGCCTTTTTGGCGGTTGGCGCCGAGGGAAGGGCTTACTTGGTGGGTTCGGGGGTGCGGCCGATGCCGCTGGTTACCGTGCAGGACATTCACCCCGACCGAACGAGCGAACGCGCGGCGTGTACGCTCACCATAACCCTGCTGGCGGCGCATGGGGCGTTATTGGCAAAAAGTTTCAAAAACATCAAACCCTTAATAACTGATGAAAATAAATGAACCAAACCTTATAGAACTGGCAACGGGCATCAGGGATGAAACCATGCCTGAGAGGAACACGGCTACGCGTGTGGGGTCGCTGCTGATACTGATGGTTGAAAAGCAAGCTGCGACTGACAACGCGCTGAACTCGAAGGTGGACATGAGCGTTGTGAATCAGCTTATCGGGCGTTACGATGCGGCGATTGCTTCATTGAAGTCGGCCGATAAGGACCAGCTTGAGGTGATAGATGGGCTTGTGAGCACGGATGTGGACTTTGAGCAGCGTATGAAGGCTGTGGAGGTTGAGGTGCCGAAGATTGGGAAGCTGGAGGGGCATGTGGCTGACTTGATCGAGGGCTGCACGATGCGGTTCGATGGGTTTGCTTCGCTGGGGTCGGTGGCTGACATGAGCGTGGAGCAGCCGCTGGGCATTCGTTTCCATACGGGGCAGCAGGTGTTCGTGGCAGAATATCGTAGGGGTGCGTGGTGTAACAACTGGCCTACGCGCTATCAGTACATGGACGATGAGGGGCATGTGCGGGCTAACAAGCTGTTTTTGTGCGATTCGGCCCTTTACTGCTGGAACCCTGGGCGTAACCGCTTGGAGCTGGTGCAGGGCGGTGGCAGTGGCGAGATGCCCGACCCGAACGATTTGCGCCGACGGGTGGAGATACTTGAAAATGAATTGGCGCAACTGCGTGAATTATTGACTGTTTGATCATTTCCGGAAATACAAACAATTATTAACCCAAAACAAAACAAAAAAATTATGGCAGAAATTACTGTTGCCGGGGGCACGCGCGTAGGTTTTAGCGCGAACAAGACCCTGGAAGAGGCAAAATCACTTAAGGATAACCGACTGGTTATTTGCAAAGGCCACGAGCTATCGTTTAATGGTCAGCGCGTGGGACTGAGCGAGAGTGAGGCCAGTTTTATCAAAGAGAAAATGGATGAGGAGTTTGCGTCGAAGGTGAAGGTGCAAATCAGCGTTTCGCCTACAGTGCAGGATGCTGCAGCTCCCGTATCTGTTACGGTTACGGTGAAGACGACTTTCAATGGGGCTGCTGTTGATGCTGATGCTTTGCCTACGTGCACGGCTTCAAACTCAGGTGGCAGCAATCCGATTACACTGACAAAGAGTAGTACCGGTGTTTATACCGGAAAGACGATTTCGGGTGTATCACGTGCAGAGACTTTCATTGTGAAAACTACAGTAAGGGGTGTTCAGAAGACGGAAACAGCCGTTGTTCAGGCTTACCATAAGATTAAGTATGGTGTTTCGTCTCAGGAAGTTATTGCAGCTTCGGGTCCTATTCCTTCGAGCTTTACCTCGGTTGGTCCGAAGAGCAGTGCTGCTGGCGACTATAGTTTCACGTTTACGGCCAACACTTACGGATTTATTCTTGTGCCTAATGGTGTATCCCTTCCAGCTTCGATGCAGGGCGATAATCCCAGTGGTGTAGAAGGTCCGCTTCCAGTTCCTTTCACGAAGTTGGCGAATGTGGTTGTAGGTGGTGTGACCTATACTCAGCTTCGCATTGCTTCGATGCAGGCGGCAAGTACGCACAAGGTTACCTTTAAGTAAGAGATTGGAGTAGCTAAAAGTATAATTGAAAAAAAGGAAATAGAAATGGCAGAAGTAACTTATATCAGTTATTCAGCGCGTGCCAAATCGACTACGGCAGATGGCATTTTTGCCGAGGCTCATCAGATTTTGGACGTTAGCAAGAACAAGAATCAGCAGGCTATCAATGCTGAGGTGACTACCGAACTTGGGAAGAAGGTGGCGAAGTCGGACTTTGATTCGTTCAAGACTTCGAATACGAGTGCGATTGCGGCAAAGGCTGACAAGAGCTATGTGGATACGGAGTTGAAGAAGAAATTGTATATTGCGGATTTCACGGAGTCGTCCGAACGCCTGGAAGCCGAAATTGAGAAAAAGGCTGACAAGACCTACGTGAACACCGAATTGGGCAAGAAAGCCAACTCGGCAGACGTGTACACCAAGGCACAGGCTGACAGTGCTATTACGGCAAAGGTGAATGCGGCGGTGGCATCGGTGTATCGTGTGAAAGGTACGAAGGCAAGCTTTGGCGAAGTGGCGCAGCTGACGAATGTGAAGTGTGGTGATGTGTGGAACGTGACGGCAGAGTTTACACTCAGTGGGAAAACGTATCCTGCCGGTACGAATGTGGTGGCTTTGGCCGACAAGAGTGCTGCAGACCCTACGAACTGGGATGCGCTTGGTGGCACGGTTGACCTGGCCGGGCATACCGCTGAAATGAAGAGTTGGGCGAATGGTCAGTTTGCCGGAAAGGCTTACGAGGCAAAGGTTACCACCAATACTTCGAACATCAGCAGCCTGACTACGCGCGTGACAACGGCTGAGGGTAAGTTTGCCGGATACTATACGAAGGGTGAGACCGATACGAAGCTGGGCACGAAGGCGAACTCGGCTGATGTGTATACGAAGTCGCAGGTTTATACGAAGGGTGAAGTCGATGGTAAGGTTGGTGCTGCTAAGATGCAGAAGATCCTGATTACGAATTTGGACAAAGAAACCATTTCTGGCCTGAAGTCAGACCCTTCGCGCGCTTGTATGCAGGTGATTGACGTAAATCTAAAGCCTGTTGGTGTGTTGTTCCAATTTTCAGACGATGCTGGCCACGTGTTAACGCAGGAGTTTCACACGCATTATACCTACAATCAGGACAGAACTTTTGATGGCTCGACCGCAGGTTTGATTGTTAATCATAATCACAATGCCATTACGGTGTTTAGCCGTCATTACAGCGATACATCGGCTGTTATGCTGGTGCCATCTGTTCACACTCCGGCAAAATATCTTTCAAGACCTGATATATTAATAACCACGTACTTTACTGAGTTGAAATATAAATCGACCGGAATGCCTGAAGGCAACAGTTTCCCGTTAAAAAGCTGGACACCCTGGCGTAGTTTAGCAGACGAAGACTCAATGTTTTTGGATGGACGCCTTAAAGAGCTTGAGAACCTTTTGAAACTGGCATAGTTTGTGAACAATTTGTCAGCCCCATGCGCAGGGCCATTGTTTTGTGCATGGGGCTGATTGTTTTACCGAAAAAGAAGGAGGATTTATGTTACAGCCTTGGAAGAATTTGGAAGGTAAGTACTACCGTATAGATGTAGGTACGGCAAAGTCGACAGCCATGAGCAGCACGGCGAATGCTTCGACGATATACTTTTGTACGGACGGCAGCATTGTGCTGAACGGCGTGGAAATGGGCCCGAAGTACTCAACGCCCGACCTTTCGCCTTACTTGAAGACGGATGGTTCGCGCGCTATGACGAACACGCTGAAAATCAATACTTGGAACGCGCTGGAGCATACGATGGGCGGCTATAAGGTGTTTTTCAGAAACGATGGTGCGAACTTTTATGTGATGCTGTCGAATAAGAATGGTTCGTCGTTTAACTCGCTGCGCCCGATACGTATTGACATTGTGACGGGCGATGTGCATTTTTGCGGCGATAAGCTGTCGGTGTACAACAGCGGTGATGTGTATGTTCGCGGTACGCTGCATGCGAGCAATGTGGTTAAAACGCTTTAGGCAGATGTTGCGGAGAGCGATATGGTGGTTGAATAATTTGTTTTAAAAAAAAGAGAAAAGAAAGGAGGACGTGTTGAGTTATGGAAAAGACAGGAACAGCCGGGTTGCTGTGGTGGGCTACGATGGGTAGCGAGGCACTGGATGTGCTGTATGACCTTCGGTGGATGCTGGTGCTGATTGTGGTGCTAATTGTGTCGGACTTTTGGTTTGGTGTGAGCGATGCGCTGAACAAGCACAAAGAGTTTCGTTTTTCGCGCGCAGGTCGCAGGACGTGTAACAAGGCAGTGGATTACCTTACTTACTTGCTGCTTGGTGCTATCCTTGGTTTGGCGATATTTGAACCGCTTGGTGTGACGAACCATACGGTTACGGCCGCCGTGGGGTTAGGGCTTGGTTGCTTGTGGGAGATTGACAGCATTGTGGGCCATGTGTGCAGCCTGCATGGGGTGACGAACAAGTTTAGTGTGAAACGATTCTTAATCAATTTGCTGCGTAAGAAGTACCCGGACGTGGGAGAAGCGGTCAGTGAAAGTTTGGATGAACCAGAAAAAAAGAGATTAGGATTATGAAGATTTTGATTGACAACGGACATGGGGAGGAAACCCCCGGCAAGCAGTCGCCAGACGGACGACTGCATGAGTGGGCGTATGCGCGTGTGGTGGCGAAACGCATTGAGCAGTGTTTGCGGTGTAAGGGGTACGATGTGGAGCGCCTTGTGCCGGAGAAGACAGACGTTTCGCTGAAGGAACGCTGCCGGAGAGTGAATGCCGTGTGTAAGGAGCATGGTAAAGAAAATGTGCTGCTGGTGAGTGTGCATGTGAATGCAGCCGGTAATGGGAGTGTATGGAGTTCGGCTCGCGGATTTTCGGCTCACGTGGGGCTGAATGCTTCGGGCAGAAGCAAGGAATTGGCAGAGATGCTTTGGAACGAGGCCATTTATCAGGGCTTGCAGGGTAACCGTTGTGTACCGGCAGAGGGTAAGCGTTACACGAGCCAGAACCTGGCGATTTGCCGCGATACGGCTTGTGCTGCAGTGCTGACGGAGAACCTGTTCATGGATAACGAAGATGATGTTCGCTTTTTGCTGAGCGAACGCGGACGTGCTGCGGTGACGGCTACGCATGTGAACGCGATTGTTCAATACATTGAATGCTTCTATGGAAAATAAATTGGGTCCTTTGCTTGAATTGCTTGGTGTGCTTGCGGCTATCGTCATAGCCGGGCTTCTATCGGCTTCGCTTTGGGAGCGTTACCGCCTAAGGGGCGATGATGAACGCGGCATGGATACGATTGTGGTGCGCGATACGGTGTATTATGCTACGCCCGTGGCTTCGGACAGCGTGGTGATGAGGTATGAAACGGTGCGTGTGCCGATTTACCGACCAACCGATACGGTGCGTGTGACGGATACGGTGATGTGCAATGTGCCTCAGACGGACAGCGTGAAGGTTCAGCTACCGATAGTGCAACGGACGTATGGCGACAGCCTTTATACGGCTTGGGTGAGCGGTTATGATGCTCGGCTTGACAGCATACGGCTTTACACGCGTAGTCAGTATAGCTTCAAGGCGCGCGACAAGCCCCGGCGTTGGGGTGTAGGCATCGGTGCCGGTGTGGGCTTTACGCCGAAGCATGGGGTGCAGCCTTACATTGGTATCGGCATACAGTATAACTTAATCAGATTTTAAGATGGCGACAGGTAGAGGCAAGCGATTATTCCAGGGTCGGGGTGTGGCTTGTCTTTTGTTTATAAGTAGTGTACCCCCAACTTTGCAGTAAACGAAACAAACAAATGCTATGGCTGCTTCATTGATAACAAAAATACCACCCTATATATTCCCATTCCAAGTGGATAGGCTCGAAATACAGACTCAGGCAAATGCTGACTGTAAAGTGATGCTTGAGGTTGACTACTTGCCCATACTCTCAGCGCACCTTACAGCCGGGCATAACGGTGTTGTGACGCTGGATGATTTGCAACCACTCGTGTCCGAAACCGCTGAAGCTTGCGGTGCGATGCCTGTACACTTTTCGGTGTCGGCCGACGGAGTAGAACTTGGTACGGCCAGCATACTGCCCTGTCGCCATCGGTTAGACCTGAGTGCTGAGGATGTGGCGAAAAAATATTTTTTATCGGCCTCAATGGGGCGAATGCGCATGATTTCAGATACTGCACTTTTGCATTTAAGCTGGGCGGCACTCGCGGATGATGGAGAACTGAAACTCATTGTTTATTGGTACAGCCCGACACTTAAAGCGGCTGCTCACACCGTTCATTATCCGGAAGTGACAGAAATGGACGAAATATACCGCACGGCAACGGTCGATGTATCGAACCTTACGCCGCCGGAGGATTACGGCTACCGGATTATGCGCATGGAGGCCTGCTGCGGACTACGAACACAAACTTACACGTTTCCGGCAGACGGCCTTTCGATAGGCGAAACGCACGAAGTGGAATATACAAACCTCTTTATGCTGCCCGATACGCTGCTGCTTACCGGCACTGCTATCGAAGAAGAACATAACACTTACACCACGGCGCGACTAAACGGACGTTTGCAAAACGTGAGGGTGACGGGTGAACCTTCGGTGAAATGTCAAAGCGGACCTTTACATGACGGCGATTTGAACGTTCTGCGCGATTTGGCACTAAGCCGCGCGGCTGCGGTGAAAGGCAGGAATATCATTGTGACGGGAGTGGAATGTAAACACAAAAAAACTGATTCGGACCTGATCGAGGCTGAAATTACCTGGAAATATGCAGACAGTAGCTACACTTTTGCCTCAGGACACACACCGAGGATATTTGACGAGAAATTTGATTACTCCTTTAACTAACACAGCTCGAAGCATGAAGCGGAGAAACAGCATTCACATTAACGAGGCCATGCAGGTGTTGACCGACCGGAAACCTCACGATCTGAAAGCATGGAAAATGGAAACAGGCGAGGTGCTGGAACTGAACGGTTGGACCACGATAGGACGATGGACAAGAGGCGGAGTGATACGCCTGGTGAACCCTGTGAACGGACAAAAACGTTCGGTGCGGAAGGTGATGATTCACGAAATAGACAACATGAAAATATTTTGGTAAACACTGCTATGATGAATAATATACATACACCAGGAGGCAGAAGTAAAAGCAGAGGCGTTGAAGTGTTCAACATTCCGAACACAGAGTTTCAGGCAGCACTGACCGAAGTGGACGATACGACAAACGTAATAGCCGACAGCGACGGCATGGTTTACACCTCGGGCGTTCCGGGCTACCCGGGCGAAACATACGTAAGGTGGGGCGATGACGACCTGCTGCCTTTCCGGCTCATCAATTTGGTTGGGGCTGACGAAGTTACTGCTCAAAACAAACTGTTTAATGTGCTGACTTGTTATGGTGCCGGGCCGCGGCTCGAAGTACATGCCGACAAGCCACCTCATTACCTGCCGGAAGCCAAACGCTGGGTAAACCGCCAGTTCTTGCCACGTTACTTTTTGGAACAGGCTACCGATATGAAACACTTTTATCTATCGGTATGTGTGATAATAATGAGCCGCGACGGAAAGCGAATCAATCGGTTGATTCACAAAGATGCGTGCTACTGCCGTTTTGCAAAAGCCGACAATCGGGGGCGCATCAATTATGTGTACTACGGCAACTGGCAGGCACGCGGCATACAGGAGGGTAAGGTGGAACGCATCCCGTTACTCAGCGAGGACGACCCTTTCGGCGACCTTTGCAGCCGTATGGGCTACGACCCTGAGCAGCCGGAACGTGCGCCACGGCCAACACGGGCAGGACGCAAATTTGCAATGTTGGTGCGATTCCCGACAGCGGGCTGCCAATACTACCCGGTGCCTTATTGGACGGCTGTTTTTCGCGGCGGTTCGTACGATGAGAAAAGGCTGATCAGCGTAGGCAAACGTGCCAAACTGCGGAACAGTTCTTCCATTAAATACCAGGTGGAGATTGAACGAACGTACTGGGACCGCATTTGTGCTGAAGAAAACATTAACGACCCGGTGGAAATGCAGGAACGTGTGAACGAAGAGAAACAGAAAATCAAAGACTTCGTTTGCGGCATTGAAAATAGTGGAAAAGCCTGGATTAGCGGTTACTATGTGAATCCTGATGGCCACGAAGTTCACGACATTCACATTGTGCAGATTGCTACCCCTAAGGAGGGCGGCGACTGGATGGAGGATGTGCAGGCGGCGAGCAATACGATTTGCTATGCTGACAACGTGCACCCGAACCTCGTAGGGGCTACTCCGGGAAAGTCGCAAAGCAATAACTCGGGAAGCGACAAACGCGAACTGTTTACAATGAAACAGGCGCTCGAAACAGCCTTCCATCATCTGCTTTTGATGCCGCTGAACATGGTGTGCCGGTACAATGGCTGGGAGGATGCCGAATTTACCGTGCCCATGATACAACTGACGACGCTCGACGAACACCGCGATGCCAAACAAGTAACAACCGAAAAATACGACTTATGATTACTGAAATTTCACGCGAGCATTTTGAATCTGTGCTGCCGTCGATGGCCGATGCTGAGGGCTTCATCTATGAAAAGGCAAAACCGTTGCTGCTTGACACGCTTGAGCGGTTCAATGACTGGCATACCGATTACAACGAACTTTCTGAGGCTGAAATACGAAACATAGAATCGGTACTTACCCAAACCGTATGCGAAACTGCTGCGCACGACCTGATGCCGCAACTCGACCTTGTAGCTACACCCACGGGGTTCGGTGTGGCGAGCAACCAAAGCGTGCAACCGGCAAGCCGCCACCGAGTGGATGCGCTGCGCGAACAACTGCGGATGGACGCAAGCCGACATGCCGACGAATACCTCGAACGACTCAGAGAATATGGGGTACTTGCGCACAGCGGAATGATTTCTTCGCTCTTCTACTCTCCGACGCTTTGCCGCGAAAATGGTATAATGACAAGCGAAGGAGCTGCTGTATATGCCCGGGAGTTCGACGAAGTGAAACCGAGAATCGAAGCCTCGGAATCCGAAATGCAAATGCTGATAGGGAGCAATCTATATGTTCTTTTGCTCAGTGCGCTCCGGAAGCCACCTATGAAAAATGAGGCTGCCTACATGCCCTTCAACCATCTGCTGGCACCGGTGCGCAGATTGCTTGAAGCCATGGTAAACAAGCGGAACACGCGCTATGCTTTGGCAATCGTTTACAGAACTGCACGCCAACTCGCGGAACTGGATGCGGAACACGCGGACAATTACACTGAAATACTGAACATCATTAACCGACAAAAGTATGAAAACCGGAAAACAGACCCGTGTTTCTTTTTCGGGTAAGACCATCGAAATTAAAATACCCACATCGTGGGGAGCGTTGACCGACAGACAACTCTGCTATTTGGCCTCGCTGACTGCCATGGAGTTGCTGAACGCTGACGAAATGAAAACGCTCTTCCTCACGCGCATGCTTACACCCAAAGTACGCTACAAACTGGGCGATGCTGCCGCTTTGGCAGAATTGCTTCCGGAATTAGACTGGATGGACACACCACCGGAAGAACCGATACGCCCCCATGCCTTACGGGACATTGAAGCGGTGGATGCACACCTTTCGGGCGTGCCGTTCAGCCACTATTTGCAAATTGAAAATTACTACCAAGGCTATCTGCAAACCCAGGAACCTGAAGCTCTGGAGGCACTGATGCCTTTGCTTTATCCGGGATGGGACGGCAAACGAATGCATGAGGCCGAGCACGTTTTGGTGCTGTGGTGGCTCGTGGGGTTGAAAACTGCCTATACGCAACTTTTTCCTGACCTTTTCAGCCGTACTGCACCAACCGGCAATAACCAACCCGATATGCGCGAATTGATGCTGGCTGAAATCAGGGCTCTGACCGGAGGAGACGTGACCAAAAATGAGGCGGTGCTACATGCCGACACCATGGATGCGTTGGCTGAACTGAACGCTAAAGCTCGCGAGGCGCGTGAAATGAACGAACATTTGAATAAAAAGTAAGGCTATGACACATTCTCTCACCCACTACATGGCGCGGATGGCTTCGGAATGCCGTTTGTGCGCGCTAAACAGGTTCAAGGCTGTGACGTGCAGCGGCCCGGAACATTTGGAGGGACTTTTGCAGAACTTTCAAACCACGGCCAACTTTGTATGTACGGCCGATACCTCGCAATGTACAACCTTTGAACGTGGCGGCGGCTGGTATGAACGTAGGGTTTACACCGTGTTCATTTTAGCGCGTTTCCGCTTCGGAAGTACCGATGATTACGCACGCGCCATGAATTTGTGCCGCGAAGTGTTCCGACAGTTCCAAAGCCGCATGATTCACGACCGCGAACAGACCAATGGCAGCATGCTTTATCTTGACACCGCCGACATACGTAGCAATGAACTGGGCGGCATGTTTCTCAACTCGGCCACGGGATTGTACTTTATGTTGACCATGGAACAACCGCTCGATCTTTGCTTCCGCCCTGAAGAATGGGATAACTAAACACTCACACCGGCTATGAATAACAACACCAACACAACCCCACCCATGCCGGAATATGTGGACAGATGGACGGCCAAAATGGTGGAAATATGGCGCGACCGCCTCGACCTTTTGGGCGTGTACCACACGGGAAATCTGCGTCAGAGCGTAACGAAAGGTAATGTGAACGTAAACGGACTGGATGCCGACATTTCGTTTCAGTTCCTGCGATACGGTATCTATGTAGACCGGGGTGTGGGCAATGGTTACACGCGCGGTAACGGGGGCAACCTTGCCTTTTTGGGTAAAGCTTACCGAATGGAGCATAAATTGGGGCGGGCACGCGAAAAGCGGCCGTGGTTCTCGCGTTCGTGGTATATTTCGACCGAAGTAATGAAGGATTATATGGCACAACAACTGGGGAGCAGATTCAGGGCTGCATTTGACAACCTTTAAGAATAAAGCGGGAATTCCCCTGTCTTTAGGCAGGGGATGATAGCGCAGTATTGGAGCGGAGCTTGTCGGAGCGTTCTTTGTAAGAAACGATAGGGACAAGACTGGAGGATGAAGAATATTCAGGTTTATTTAGTT